TGGCGGCGATGACGGGCTACGGCGCGGCGGCCCGATGGTCCGAGCTCGAGCGCGGAAAGCGCGCTCCGGGCGGCGCCGTGATCCGCCTCATCCGGGCCTATCTGGACGGCTACAGACCGCCAGACTGGCCGTCTACCTGACGCGCCATGTTCTGACGCCTTTCCGGCCATCAACCTCAGCGACCCTCGTGGTAAACCTTGCCGTTGCGGCAATCGAGCCCGATCTCTTCAGGCTCGATATAGATGATGTGATCGCCTTGTGTGCGACAGGCGCGAAGAAGCTATCGCCAACCTCCATCTGAGCAAGCGGGTACTTTGGCGGACGCCCGCCAGCGGTAGTGGCCGCTTGCGGGATGGGTACGCCCTTCTCTATCTCATACATTATCAGTAGTCCTTTATTGGGTATTTTATGGGTAAGACGTTAACGGTAAATCGTCAAGACCGGAAACTGGTTTCCGGTCGCCAGATGACCCCTCATATGGGGTATTTGCGCCCGATGGGGGGGTTAGCGGATTCCGCTAACCCCCTTAACGGTCGTTCGGATTTACCGCTTCGGTTTGAATGATTTCAATGTGTTATAGTCTAAATATGGGTTATCGGTCTTAACGGTCTACAAGCTTCTAAATTACATCAATCATATGCTTGTATACCGTTAAGACCGCTTTGACCCTCTTGCCCCGATCCGCGTCTTGAGGCATCCTGTTCATGCCAAACCCCGAGCGACCCCGAGGCAGAGGTCGACGTAGTGACATACCTGGACCTGAATATCGGTGACGCGGTTCCCGCCAGCGGAGCGCGGCCCGCCGTGTGCGGAAGCCTGTCAGAGCCCGAGTGGTACATCCTGCGCGTCCCCGGCGGTAGGGAGTTCGAGGCACAGGCCCGGCTCGACGATATCGGGGTCCATTCCTGCTTTCCGAAAAAACAGGTCTCGCGGCCGGACAGGCGGGGGAAGTTGTCGAGGGTCGACGTGCCGGCGGTGACGGGGTACGTCTTCGCGAAGTTCTGGCAGATGCCGGTCTGGTCGGAGCTTCGTCGGCGTCGGTTGATAATCGGGCTGGTGTGCAAGGAAACACCCTTCGGCCCGGTGCCGTACCGGGCAACCGAAAACGATGTCCGGACATTCATGGGCATCCCGACCGTTGAGGAAGAAATGCAGGCGCAACGGCGCGAGGCGTTGCGGGTCAGGCCCGGCGATCAGGCGCGGGTGCTGGTGGGCAGCGACATGGTGCTGGTGGTCAGGGTGCGGGACGTGTCGGGCGGTCGGGTGTTCTGGGAAACGGATAACGGCATTCCGGGCTCTACAGCCGAAAAAAGGTGCGAGAGACTTGCGCCGAACGGCGCGGCGTGAGTGAGGCCTTGACGAAAACAGAAAATGCAGACATGTTCCCACACAAGACCGGCAGGCCCGAACCGAGCCGACGGCCAGCTGCGAGAGTGCCACCCCCGATGAAAATCGCAGGCAGGGGCGGTGCTACTGCAATTCCGGAACCCGCGGCGCAGCGCGCATGGCGTCAACGTCGCATGGCGGGTGCGGGAAAATCAGAAAAGGAACGAGACATGACGTATCGGGATGAGGCCGGGCGCTTCCTTCCCGGAAACCGATTCTGGGAGGCGCGTAGCAGCGCGGGACCGAAGCCGAAGTTCTCCGACCCGGATCATCTCTGGGCATCGTGTGTCGAATATTTCGAGTGGGTTGAGGATCACCCGCTGCATGAAGCCAAGGCATTCGCGTTCCAGGGTGAGGTGACGGTAGCGAGCCTTCCCAAGATGCGCGCGATGACGATTGAGGGCATGTGCCTGTTTCTGGACGTGACGCGGCGCCAGTGGACAGAGTGGCGATCGTCGCGCCCGGATTTGCTTCACGTCATCACACGGGCCGAGGCGGTCATCCGCGATCAGAAGTTCTCCGGGGCCGCCGCGGAGTTGCTGAACCCGAATATCATCGCCCGTGATCTTGGGCTTGCGGACAAGTCGGAACTGACAGGCAAGAACGGCGGCCCGATCCAGACCGAAGAGGTAACGGCACGTGAGCGCATCAACAGCCGCCTTGCTAGCCTCGCAGCCGGAGGCGGTGAGGAAGAAGATACTGGCGAGCCTGAGTGACGCCGACCTCGCGCAGCTCGAATTCGACTGGCGATTCTGGGCGCGGCCGGAACAGATTGCACCGGATGGCGACTGGCTCACATGGGTCATCAACGCCGGCCGGGGCTTCGGCAAGACGCGGGCCGGGGCCGAGTGGGTGCGGGAACAGGTCTACGTCGGCTGCCAGCGGATCGCGCTGATCGGAGAGACGTATAAAGACTTGGTGGAGGTTATGTGCTTCGGAGACAGTGGGCTCGCGTCCGTGTTTCCGGATCACGAGAAGCCGAAGATCGTGGCCAACCCGAACGTGCAGGTCACGTTCCACACCGGCGCGATCGCCTTGGGCTACAACGCGACCCAGCCGGCGCAGCTTCGCGGCCCGCAGTTCGACGCCGCATGGTGCGACGAGCTGGCCAAGTGGCGCTACGCCCGCGAGACATGGGACATGCTGCAATTCGGCCTGCGTCTGGGGGAGAGGCCGCGCGCACTGGTCACGACCACGCCGCGGCCGATCCCCGTCCTGCGGGAGATCATGGCAGACGAAACGACCGTGACGACGCGGGGCAGCACGTTCGACAATGCCGGCAACCTCGCCGGATCGTTTCTGCGCAAGATCAGGGACCGCTATGAGGGCACGCGACTGGGCCGGCAAGAGTTGAATGCCGAGATCCTCGACGACCTGCCCGGCGCGCTCTGGACGCGGGATATGTTCGACGCATACCGGATCGGCAAGGCGCCGGACATGTCGCGCATCGTGGTTGCGGTGGACCCGAGCGGAACGGCGGGCGACGAGGATGATGGCGACAGCATCGGTATCGTGATAGCGGGCCGGGGGGTCGACGGGCGCGGGTATGTTCTGGCCGACTGGACGTGCAAGCTGAGCCCGGATGGCTGGGGCCGCCGGGCAGTCGCGGCCTACAGGGAATTCAAGGCGGATCGGATCATCGCGGAACGTAACTACGGCGGGGCGATGGTCGAGCACGTCATCCGCACTGTGGACAAGTCGGCAAGCTACAAGGAAGTCGTCGCGTCGCGCGGAAAGGTGGCGCGGGCCGAACCGGTCGCGGCGCTCTATGAGCAAGGCAAAATAAGCCATATAGACGCATTGCCGGAACTTGAAGATCAGTGTTGCCTGATCGGCCCGGACGGCTTCATCGGCGAGGGCTCGCCTGACCGGGCGGATGCGCTGGTTTGGGCTTTGACCGAGTTGATGCTGGACGGCTCGACCTACGACTGGAAAGGCGCGATATGACGAAGCCGCACTACCGCATGACCGCATCGGGCGATATTATGCCCGCGATCCGTGCGGCGGACGGGTTTCAGAACCTTGTCGCGAACATGGGCACGTCGCGCGACAAGGCGGCGGCCAACGGCTACATTGTCGCGCCGCTTTCCGACCTGGACTTGCTCAACGCTTACCGCGGATCATCCGTGGCAAAGGCGGTTGTCGATTATCCTGCCGACGACGCCTGCCGGGAGTGGCGGGAGTGGCAAGGGGATGCACGGCAGATCACCGCGCTTGAGGCTGAGGAAAAGCGCCTCGGCGTGCAAGCCAAGGTTCGCGATGCGCGCATCCGGTCGCGGCTTTACGGCGGGTCGGCTATTTTCATCGGCACCGGCGACGCCGACACCACCAAGCCGCTTGCGCCGGAGCGCATCCGCAGGGGCGGCGTCAAATACCTGACCGTGCTGGACCGGCAGGAACTTGGCGTTGAGCGGCTGCAAATGGACCCGTCCCTGCCCGGCTACGGCAAGCCGGAAATGTACCGCCTGACGGGCGGGTCCGGGCGGATCGTGGATATTCACCCGTCGCGCCTGATCGTGTTCACGGGCGATGATGTGCCGCACAACAGCACGGCCCAATCGCTGCACGGCTGGGGCGACAGTGTGCTTCAGACGGCCCTGGAAAAGGTCGGTCACCTCGACGGCACGATGGCCAATGTCGCAAGTCTGGTGTTCGAGGCGAAGGTCGACGTAATCAAGGTAAAGGACTTCACGCAAAACCTGCGGGACGGCGGGAGCGCGTATGAGACGCTGATGCTGAAGCGGTTCGGGCTGGCGGCCACGGCTAAGGGCATCAACGGCGCGCTGCTTCTGGATGGTGAGGAAGACTATCAACAGAAGTCGGCCAGCTTCGCCACCCTGCCGGACGTGATGGACCGTTTTATGCAGATGGTCAGCGCGGCCAGCGGCATCCCCATGACACGGCTGTTCGGCATGTCGCCGGCGGGCATGAATGCGACCGGCGATAGCGACATGCGGAACTACTATGATCGTGTGAAGCAGGAACAGACGCTCGACATCGAGCCGGCCATGCAGGTGTTTGATGAGTGCCTGATCCGCTCGGCGCTCGGGTCGCGGCCCGAGGAGCTGCATTTCAACTGGCGGTCGCTCTGGCAGATGAGCGAAAAGGATCAGGCCGATGTCGCGATCAAGCTGGTTCAGGCCGCCGAGGGGATGGAGCGCATGGGCGCGGCCTCGATGGATGCGGCGGGTCGCGCCCTGGTCAATGCCCTGACCGAGATAGGCGTGTTTCCGGGGCTGGAATCGGCTATCGAGGAATATGGCGAAGGTGAGCCGATCGAACGAGAAGAGGTGGACCCGTTGACCGGTGATCCGGTTAAGGCGTCAGACGCCTCGCCGCGCACGCTCTATGTGCGTCGGGATGTGGTGAACGCCGAGGATATCATCGAGTGGGCAAAAGGACAGGGTTTCAAGACCACGCTGCCGGCTGATGACATGCACGTCACCATCGCGTTTTCCCGTGAGCCTGTGGACTGGATAAAGGTGGGCGAGGCTTGGGATGCCGAGGTCAAGGTGGCCAAGGGCGGTCCGCGCATGATGGAGCGGTTTGGCGAGGCTCGTGTTCTACTGTTCGCCTCATCGCAGTTGTCATGGCGACATGAGGAAATCAAGGGTGTCGGGGCGTCGTGGGATCATCCGGAGTATCAGCCTCACATTACGATCTCCTATGACCCGGGCGCACCGGACCTGAGCGAGATAGAGCCGTACGCCGGCGAAATCATCCTCGGGCCGGAAATCTTCGAGGAAATCAACCCGAAGTGGGCAGAAGGGATCAAGGAAAAATGACCGAACATCGCTTTACGGATCGCGCCGAGATCGGCGGTATGCGCCGCACAAATGACGGGTATCTTGTCGGCGAAGTGCGTTGCGCCCGCACGGGATGCCAGACTTATTTCGGGTCGGAACTTGGCCTGACCGATGCCGATCGGGTGACGGTCTATCGCCCCGAGAGTGCGGTATTCAGTCGGGACAGTCTGGCGACCTTCGCCGGCAAGCCCGTGACCGTGAACCATCCGCCAGAGAATGTAACCGCGGACAACTGGAAAGAGTTCGCTGTTGGTGACGTTGGCGGGGATATCGCCCGCGATGGCGAATTCGTTCGCGTCCCGATCAAGTTGATGGACGCGGCGGCGATCAGGTTGGTCGAAGACGGCAAGCGCGAAATTTCAATGGGCTATATGACGCCGATCAGGATGGAAGACGGCGTGGCCCCCGACGGCACGAAATATCAGGCGGTTCAGACCGGGCCGATCAGGATCAACCATCTGGCGCTTGTGGACCGGGCGCGCGGTGGTGACAAGCTTCGCGTCGGTGACGGCGCGAAAACATGGGGCGCGGCGGCGTGCCCTCTTACGCACCCGAGCGGGAAAAAGGAGACAGTTATGTCCGATGCTCTCAAGACGGTGGTGCTGGGCGACAAGGCCGCGCATGTCGCGGTTGAGGATGCCCAGATCATTGAACAGTTCAAGGCCGATCATGCAAAGGCCGTGGCCGATGCCGAAGCCAGACACGAAAAGGCCATCGCGGACAAGGACGCCGAGATTGCCAAGAAGGATGCCGAAATCGACAGGCTGAAGAAAGATCAACTTTCGGATGCCGACCTCGACAAGCGCGTCCGGGACCGGGCCGACCTGATCGGCAAGGCCAGCGCCATCACCAGGGACGCGGATATCAAGGGTCTGTCTGACGCCGATATCCGCAAGGCCGTGGTCAAGGCGATACTGGGAGACGCGGCGATTGCCGACAAGTCCGACGCCTATATCGAGGCGCGTTTCGACGTGCTGGCGGAGGATGCGATCAAGGGCGACGCCTTTGCCGATACGGTCAAGTCCGGCGTCCACAGTGATGCCGACTTCACCGTGGCCGACAAGGCTTATGCTGAAAACGTCACCGATCTGAGCACCGCATGGATGGGCGGCGCCAGCAAGCAGAAGGAGGCCTGAGCGATGGCCGTGCAAAGCACCTACTCCGACAACATGGCGGCTGCCTATGCCGGCATGATTGCCAACACCGAGCCGAATGTACTGATTTCCCGCACCGTCGAGACGGCGGCGGGCATCGGCTTCGGCGTCCCCGTTATTCAGGGCACCGCCGACGATGGATGCGACGTGGTTGCCGCCTCGACAGATACCATCGTCGGCATCACCGTGCGCGATCAGTCGACCGAGGATGACACGTTCGCACGGTTCGACAGCGCGCTGTTGATGCGCAAGGGCGTGCTGTGGGTAACTGTCACCGATGCCGGCGGCGTGTCGGCGGGGGATGCTGTCTGGGTGAAGGTATCCGACAGCACATTCTCCAACGCCGACGCCGGGTCGGACGGCTCTGTGAAAATCAACGATGCTCGCTGGGAGTCGAGCGCCGCCGACGCCGCGCTGGCGAAAATCCGTTTTGACCTCGACGGCGGCTGCACCGCCGGCGCCAGCTAAGGAGGCTGAGCAATGAATATGAGCACCAAGCAGTTCAACGATGCCATGCAGGCATCGCTGGGCTTCGCGCAGAAGCAGACCTCGCATATCGAGGCGGGCGTCTATCGCTTCAGGTATCCCGAACTGGATTACGCCAGCCTCATTCCGGTCGACACTTCGGCGGGAGAGTTCGTGAAGTCCGTTACCTACTACTCGATGGACGGCGCGGGCGCGGCCAAATGGCTGAACGGCAACGGCAAGGACGTGCCGGTCGTCGGGATGCAGATGGAAAAGCATGAGACGGCGGTTCACACTGCCGGTATCGGCTATTCCTATGGCTACGAAGAGGTCAATCAGGCGCGCATGCTGGGTATTCCACTCGACGGTGAAAAGGCGCGCATCGCGCGCCGTGCTTATGAGGAAATGGTCTACGATGTTGCCCTGAACGGCGATTCCAACAAGAACTTCGAAGGCCTGTACGGCTATACGGGCGTTCCCTCGGCCACCGCCACGGCGGACGGCACCGGCTCGACCGCGACGTGGTCGACCAAGACCCCGGATCAGATCATTCGCGACGTGAATGCGATCCTGACCGGCATCGTGACTGCCACGAAGGAAACTGAACTGGCCGACACGCTGATCCTGCCGACCGAGCGGTTCAACTCCATCGCCTCGACGCGCCTGACCGACACAAACATGACCATTTTGGAGTTTATCCAGAGGGCCAACGTGTACACGGCGCAGACCGGGCAGCAACTGACCATTCGCGGCAAGCGCGGGCTTCTGACCAAGGGCTCGGGCTCGACTGCGCGGATGATCGCCTATCGCCGGGCGCCGGACGTGCTGAAACTGCATATCCCGATGGTGCACCGCTTCTTCCCGGTGCAGATCGAGGGCTTCCAGTTCACCATTCCGGGCATGTTCCGGCTTGGCGGCCTGGACGTGCGCCTGCCCAAGGCCGTCAGCTATATTGACGGCATTTGAGCGTGTTCCGCGAGGGGCCGGGTTGTCCCGGCCCCTTTCATGAGCGCGAAAGGATGGCGAGATGAAAATCACCAATACCACGAAAGGCGATATCGGCCTGCAACCCGATCTGATCGTGCACGCCGGCGGGTCCCTGGATATCGCCAGCGAGACGCTGACCTGGGCAAAGGCCCTGCCGAGTGTGAAGCATCACTTCGTGCTCGGTCATCTGGTTGAGGCCTCTTCGCCGGCGCCAAAGCCCGCCAACCCCGACCGCGCGGCCATCATTGCCGGCATCATTCGCGGGCTTGGCGGGGATGACTTTACCAAGGGCGGCAAGCCCGAGGTGAGCGCGATCAACGCGGCGATGGTCAGGGATGCCGAGCCGGTCACCGCCGCCGAGCGTGATGCAGTCTGGGATAAGATGGAGGATGAATATCAATGAGCAGCCCCCTTGCCCCCCTCGGCGCGCCTTATGGCCCATCGGCTCCGGCAACGGATTGCCTTGTGCTTTCGGCGCCTGCCTCCGATACCGCCCTCGATCCGCCCGCCCGGTCTTTCAAGGTGCTGACCAACGGGACCGTCAGTGTCACGACCTTGCAAGGCAACGACCGGACGTGGGCCGAGACCGCGGGTACTATTGTGCCGCTTTCCATCACGACCGTTCTGGCCGCGACCACGGTCGATCTGCTTCTGTTCCGGGATTGACCGATGACCGCGACGGTTGCCGGCTGGATCACATACGCCTCTGATCGGGGCGATACCGTTGCCGATGACGCGGATAGCGCGGCGGCTCTGGTGCGGGCGCAAGACTATATCGCCTATCACTACCAGAACCGGTTCGGTGGCGCCGTGACGGTCGATGAGGATGTTCTGGACGCGGCGACCTATGAGGCGGCCAAGCTGGAACTGGCCACACCGGGCTTCTGGTCCAAGACCTACACGCCCGATCAACAGAAGGTGTTGACCAAGGTTGGCGATATCCAGTGGACCGTGCGCGGTAACGCAAGCGGCTCCGACGCGGCCACGCCGGTTTCCACCAGGATCGAGGGCATGTTGCGCCCCTACATGATCACCGTGGCGGGGGCCTATGTGGTATGAGCGGCGCGGAGATTGCCGATGAGGTTGCCGCCGCTATCGCTGAGGCTGGTGCGGAGACGGGCGCGGGCGTGCCGCTCGCAGGCATTATCGTGCGCGTGTCTGGCGCGGATGAGGGGGTATATCCGCCGACGCCGGGGGTAGAAACGGAATACGATTGCACGCTGATCTTGAGCAAGTACAGCGCGCGGGATCGCGATGGAACGAATATCACCGACCGCGACCTGAGGGCGATGATCGGCCCGGACGCCGAGACGGAGCCGGAAAACGGCGATAAGTTGCGGGTCGGGGGCCTGACCTACAGCGTGATCAACATCACGCCGTACAAGCCGGGCGGGGTGGTTCTGTATTACATCGCTCAAGTGAAGGCTGGCGAGTAATGGCCCGCGACACCCGCGCCGCCTTTTTGCGCGAGTTGGCCAGGCATGAGCCGGCTCTTGTGCGCGCCTTCGAAGAAGCCGTGCGGAGTGCCCGCGACGCCGTGGTGCTGCGCATTCTGGAAGAAGCCATCCGGCGCGGCGATATCGAGTTCGCGGTGCAGATGCTGGCCCGGCGGGATTACTTCAAGGCCCCGCTTGATCAGTCGATAATCGAGATTTTCAACGCCGGGGGGGTCTACCAGGCGAACCTTGCCCCAAAGCGGAGAGAAAATACCGCGCCCCGGCTGGCGGCGCGGTTCGACATCCTCAACGAAACGGGGATCGAGACGGCGCGGCGTCTGGCTGGCGATCTGATTACGGAAATCACCGAAGATCAGGCAGCGATGATCCGGCAGACAATAACCGAGGGACTGAGCGAAAACAGGGGCTATGCCCGGATTGCCCGCGATCTGGTCGGCAAGACGGTCGGCGATCGGCGCGTCGGCGGAATGATCGGGCTGCACAGCCGTCAGGCAGAGGCAGTCAGGCGGGCGCGGGCAGAGCTTGAGGCGGGGGAATACGCCAAGTACCTGAGCCGATCCGGCAACATCCGAAACCAGAGCCTGGACAGGGCCGTCGAGAGGGCCATACGCACCGGCAAGCCGATGACACAGGCCGAAATCGACAGGTCCATCCGGGCCTATTCAGACGGCCTGCTGAAGCAACGGGCGCGAGTGATCGCGAGAACCGAGGGCAATGCGGCAATGAACCTTGGCCGCCGTGAATCGATCCGCCAGCAAATCGAGAATGGCGTCATTCGCGCCGATCTTGTCACCAAGACATGGGTTGCGACCCTTGGGAAATTCACCCGCGATCACCACAAGGAGCTGAACGGCACCAATCTGAAATGGGGCGAGAAATTCATTTCGCCCAAGACCGGTTTTGCGATGGACGGGCCGCATGATCCCGACGCGCCGCCCGTCGATACGGTGAACTGCCGGTGCTTCGCGCGGATCGAGGCAGACTATCTGGCGATGGCGGAATGACAAAATCCTTCTCTGCAAGCGTCAAGAATTGGTCCGACAAGGCCATTCGCAACGCCGACCTGATCGTCAGGCAATCCATTCAGGATGTTGGCCGGGAAATGACGCAGCCCAAGGACGGGTTGATGCGCGGCGCGCCCTTCGAGGAAGGTGTGGTGCCGGTTGATGAGGGCGAGTTGATCAACAGCTCGTTCGTTGACGTGGCGGGGGTGCAGAAGGTCAGGGGCGGCGGTGAGCAGCCGCCCGACTTCACGGCCGCGCTGGCGGGCTTCAAGGCCGGGGATTTCACGGTGATTGGTTTCACGGCGCCCCACGCCCGGCCAGTCGAGTACGGGCAAGGAGGCGTGCCGGGCAGGTTTTTCGTGAGGAACGCGGTCCAGCAATGGAACGGCATCGTGCAGCGAAACGCGGCCCGGCTGAAGGACTGACCGAAGAAAAGTGTAGTTGACAGGGAAATATAGTTGACCCGGCACATACGGTGCGCTAGAAATTCAGGTGCCGAGAAGGCGACCCCCGAAACCGCGTCAACGGTTGATCGGGGGCCTGAACCGAAACCTGAATAGCGCAGGCCGCGGTCTGAAAGGAGCATATGCACGGTTACGGGTTGCCATGCAATCCGGTCGTTGCGCTCACAGACTTGAACTTGCGCCGCGTGGAGAAAATCACGATGGCGATGAAGAAAGCAGAAAGCACCATTGAAATTCCCCCCATTCATCGGGGCGAAATCATCATCAGGATCATCGGGCAGACACCGATGTTCATGAACCGGATGGCCGCGAAGGCCAAGCAACAGCTTCTGGTAGGGGGCCGAAAGAAAACGACGGCGGACAAGGCCAAAATCAAGCATGACCCGCTGGCGGAGTATCGAGACAGCATGGAGCGATACCCCGGCGATGGCCCAACTCGTTTGGCAATGCGTGTCGTGGCGCTCAAGGCGGCAATGTGCACGGCGGCGCTGGAGACGGCGGGCATCACCAAGACAAGCGCGCAGCGTCTTCTGTTCATGCCGGGCGATCTTGTCCCGCTCTACGGCACGCCGCAACTTCGCATGGACGTGGTTCGCAGCGCGGACATCAACCGCACGCCGGATGTCAGAACGCGGGCATTCTTGCCGAGGTGGGGCGCTGAGGTCAGGGTGCAGCACATTCTGCCGCAGCTGCCGACTTCCAGCGTTTTGACGCTCGCCGCCAATGCCGGCATTCTCGTTGGCATCGGGGACTTTCGGCAGGAAAAGGGCAAGGGCGCGTTCGGCAGTTTCCGGGTTCTTGGCGAAGGTCAGCAAGATGACGAATGGGATGATCTGATCGAGAACCACGGCGCGACGGCGCAGGCCAAGGCAATCGACGATCCCGAGTTTGCCGACGACGATACAGCCGAGTTGATGGAGTACTTTGGCGAAGAATTCGCGCGGAGGGCTGGTTGATGGCACGTTTCACGAAGGCTCTGCGCCAGCGGATACTGGATGACTTCACGCGCCAGAACAACGGATGGTTCGATCCGCGCGCATTCGTGCTGCATGTGCGAGACACTGGCCCGGACCATCCGGCCTACGGCTGGTTCGAATGGGATGACGCCAAGGCGGCGGAGGAGCATCGTGTCTGGCAGGCCCGGACGTTTGCTCAGGGATTGCGTATCGAGTTCAAGGTGGAGACTGTCGAGCGCGGCTCGTTTACGGTGTCGGCACCTCAATTCGTGTCGCCCCTTGATGCGCGCGCGAGCGGCGGCGGCTACTTTCAGACCGACCCGACAGACGCGGAGCATATGGCGGAGTTTGCGAAGCAGGCCGCGCAGCATCTTCGCTGGTGGCTTCGCCGGTATGGGGCGGTTGTGGTTGCCGCCGGCGGCGATCTGGGGGCGCTGACCGATCTCGCTGAGGCGCTTGAGGGACCGAAGGGGGAAGCGGCGGCCTGACACGGCAGGCGGGGCTTGGCCCGGCCCGGCCGGGCGTGGCGAGGCGAGGCAAGGCGCGGCAGGCATGGCCTGGCGAGGCTCGGCACGGCAAGGCATGGCAGGCGGGGCTCGGCGTGGCAAGGCAGGCGGGGCGCGGCAGGCATGGCGGGGCTGGGCAAGGCGCGGCCAGGCTGGGCGCGGCAAGGCAAGGCAGGCGGGGCAAGGCACGGCAGGCATGGCCTGGCGAGGCAGGCGGGGCGCGGCAAGGCGTGGTTCGGCTTGGCTAGGCCAAGCAGGCGGGGCGCGGCTGGGCACGGCAGGCGGGGCAAGGCACGGCTAGGCCAGGCATGGCACGGCTAGGCAGGCAAGACAAGGCACGGCGTGGCGGGGCAAGGCAAGGCAGGCAAGGCTTGGCTTGGCTGGGCCGGGCTCGGCGGGGCAAGGCAGTCGCGGCCTGGCGCGGCCCGGCATGGCAAGGCAGGGCTTGGCGTGGCAAGGTAAGGCAAGGCAGGCAAGGCAGGGCTAGGCATGGCGCGGCTAGGTAAGGCAAGGCCGAAACGGTTAAATTGAAAGAAGGCGGCACCTTTTGGTGCCGCCTTTTCATGAGGTGGCTTGTGTCGATAACAGACGGTCAAGCAGCATTGATCCGCAGGATCGTCACGATGGACGATCCGCCGAATATCGCCCTGCCAAACGGGCCGGGTGTCGGCCTGCCGCGCTATGTGGTGCAGGAGGCGGGCGGATCGCAGCGCACATTCGACATGGCCGGGACGGTGGAGAGTTTCCCGGAAATCGTCGTGCGCGTCGAAACCGAAGATGGCGAGTACGCCACCGAAAACAACACGCTTGTCAAGGCGCTGGTGGCCCGGTTCAAGCCCGGCGCCCGCTTTGATGGCATCACCATACTGGACGCGGCCGACCCGAGGCCGCCGATCACGGGCGGGGGCATCTATGCCGTGCCGGTGATCATTCGCGGGCGCTACGTGTTCAACAGCGCGATTACCTGACCAGGAGGCCGTGATGGCTGAAATCAAGAAGAAGCCCGCTCCCGAGCGGGTTCAAATCGTGTGGCCGAAGACCGGGGCAACAGCCCGACCTTTCGCCAAAGACCTTCAGAAGTGGCTCGATAAAGGCTGGAAGCGCGTCGAGCCGAAACGCAAAGCGCCTAAGTTTGGGGCCGACACCAAGGAGACTGATCAATGACACGCAACAACATCGGAAAAACGCTCTATGTCGCGCAGGCTCTGCCCGCGACCAACAATGCCGCCGGCTTCGAGGCCCTGACGTGGGTACAGGTGAAGGGCTTGCAGGTTCTGCCGCAGTTGGGCGTCACGCACGCGGATATCGAAGTGCCCGACCTCGGCACCGGCTTCACGTCCACCCTCAAGGGTGCGGCAACCGGGGTAGAGAGCACCATGTCATTCTACACTGTCGCCAGCGATCCGGGGCAGGTGGACGTTCTCGAGCAGGCCGAAGACCAACAGGGCCTTTTGTCCATCAAGATCGTGACCGGCTCCGGCACGGATAGCGGGGACGGCCCGGCCCCGGTAACGGGTGACCCGGTGCAGTATGCACAGGGCATCTGCAAGAACTATCAGCAAGTCCAGGGCGATAATACCACGCATGAGGGGTTCACCGTCGCGTTCCGGCAGAATGAGTTTACTGTGAACGGCACCGAGCCCGCCTGATCCGGCGTAGTCCTCCCGCGTCGGGGGCCGGTGTTCTGTTGGGATGGCAGACACCGGCCCGAACCATCCCGCCATCCCGAGGGTTGAACAATGGACTTCACGCAGTATGACAGCCGCGCCGCGGCAGAGGAGGGGCGCGAATTGCACCTCGCGCACCCGGCGACCGGCGACCTTCTGTACGACGGCGACAAGCCTTGCATTGTCATCGTGCGGGGTAACGAGTCCCGCGCGGCGCAACAGGAAATGGCCAGAATAAGGGCCGCGAAGGTCGCCGACAAGGATGATGATGTCAGTAGCCTTGAGCAGGTTCATGGCCGTTTGGTGGAGGCCGTCCGGCCTCTGATCGTCGGGTTCGCGAATATCAATCGCGGCAAGGTGAAGGCCAAGGCCCCCGACGACGTGGATTGGTTCCTGAATCTCCAAATGGTGAATGGGCGCGCCGATGAGCGCAGCTTCGCCGAACAGGTGGCCGCGTTTGCGACCAAGCGTGCCAATTTTTTGGGAGTGCCCTCGAAAGGCTGATCCTCGCGGCTGCCCAACTTGGCTACCTGCACGCCAAGCCGAAGGGTTCCGACCAGACATGGCTTGAGCAAAACGGTGGCCCCTGGGGGTTGCCTGAGTTCGGGGCCGAGGGGTATCTTTTCGAGGCGTTCATAGAATTGGGGTGCGCGCAGGCGGTCGGCATGGGAGTTGGACCGCTATCGTGGGTGGAGATAACATCGTTTGCCACCGCGACCGCGACGATCTCGGAGCCGTGGGAGTTTCGGGCAATCCGGCGGATGAGCGAGTGCTATCTGGCGGAATACGAAAACGGGAAAAAGCCGCTGGTGATACCGCCGGCGGAGCGTGATGGCGGGGCATGACCGCGCCTCGGCGCGCGTTCAGGGGATGTGCAATTGACCGATTTTGCCGAACTTGTCGCCACCATCGACTCATCCGGGGTCCGGCGCGGCGGTGATGAACTCAAGAGGTTCACCAAGACCGCCGAGGATACCGAGCGCAAAACCAAGGGCGCAACGGACCGGATGGCTGCGAACTACAATCGCGCCGGGTCAAATATCTCGGCCACGCTCGGGCGGCTGACGGGACGTCTGGTTGCTCTTGGGGCCGCCGCCGTCAGTATCGGGCAGGCGGGGCGGACGCTGGCGCAATTCGACGGCGCCATGTCGAAGGTAGCGGCAATCACCGGGGCAACCGGGGCCGAACTGGACAACATGCGCGGCCTCGCCCAGCAACTCGGCAGCACAACCGAATTCAGCGCCACTCAGGCGGCGGATGCGTTGACGTTCCTTGGCATGGCCGGGTTCGAGGCATCGGAATCAATGACCGCCCTGCCCGCCGTTCTGGACCTCGCGACGGCATCGGGCATGGATTTGGCGCAGACCGCCGACATCGCGTCGAACGTGCTTTCCGGCTTTGGCATGGCGGCGAGCGAGTCCGCGGATGTCGCGGACGTTCTGGCGGCGGCGGCAACCAGCGCGAACACCAATGTTTCGCAGCTTGGGCAGGCCATGTCCACAGCCGCGCCCATTGCGGCATCGCTCGGCATCGGGCTTGAGGAAGCGGCGGCGGCGATCGGCGTGATGTCCGATGCCGGTATTCAGGGCGAACGTGCGGGGACGGCTCTGCGCGGTGTTCTGGCCGGCCTTGCCAACCCGACCAAGGCGGCGCGCGATGCGCTGGCCGAGTATGGCTTGACTGCCGCAGAGGTCAACCCGGAAACTGAGGGCCTTGTGACGGTCATGGCGCGCATGCGCGACGCCGGTATTTCGACCGCCGATGCGATGACCATCTTTGGCCGGGAGGCGGCATCGGGTGCGCTGGTGTTGGTCAAGGGTGCAGACCGGTTCCGCGATTTCACCGGGGAGCTGCGCGAAGCCGACGGCGCGGCGGGCGATATGGCGGCCACCATGCGCGATAACCTGGGCGGTGACATGAAGGGGCTGATGTCTTCGGTCGAGGGCCTGATCCTCGCCCTGGGCGACGCCGGGTTGACGGCGGTTCTGCGCGGGGTGGTGCAGGGTGTTACCGGATTTGTCCGGGGTATTACGGCCATAGTATCGGCTATATCGGACGGTGTCGGGGCGGTGTCGGAATTCACCCGGCAGCTTTTTGGCATTCAAAGCGCCGAACAAATACATGAGACGGCGATTGACAACGTCACTATCGCGCTCGGTGACCAGATGCGCGCGACCGAAGCGCTGCACCGCCTTATTGCAAGCGGCATTCCGATGACTCTGGACATGGTTGAGGCAGAGCTCGCAAAGGCACGGGCACGTCGTCAGGGAATTGATCAGTTGGTGCGCGAGCGGCAGGAGCTTGAGCTACAGAGCCTCGGCTATTTTGATTTGCTTAAGAGCATCGCGGACCATCGCAAAGCCCTCGACGCATTGCGGGCGCCCGGCGATGATATCGACCAGATGCCCTTACGCCTGCGAGATTCCTATACCGAACTCGAAGCGAAAATTGCGAGCCTGTTGCAACAGCGGCAGGAGATGCTTGATAAGGTGCGAAGCTCGAATCACCTCCGAGAGGACGAAGCGGATACGCTCGCTCAGATCAAGGAGAATATTGCTAACCTGCGCGCGCGGCAGTCGGAACTGAATGGCGAAACAAAAACCAGCGTTGTTCTGACCGAGCGCCTTGGGATGGCGGCTCAGAAAATATCATTTGAAAACGCTACGGCGTCGGCGATCACACTATCCCGCCAACTCGGCGTGAGCCTTGCGATCGCCCAGCAACTTGACCAGGCGGGTTTTGATTACGGCGATATCTCCCCCGAGCGACTTAGTTTTGCAGTACCGACAACAGGTTCTAGCCCTTCCTTTGGTTTTAACCCTTCCTTTGCTACAACCCTGGGTGAAGGGCCGCTAACCTTTTCCGGCGAAACCATAACACAGTACGAGGCCATGCGTGCCCGCGCCAGGGACGTTCTGGCGGCGGTCGATAGCATGGGGGCATCTGTCAGCGGTGCGGCATCAAGGCAGCAAGAACTGAACGACGTTGCCCGCGTGACCCAGCAGATACTTGGTGAGGTTAACAAGGAGGCGGTCACCTATGCGGACGTGGTGACGCAACTCAGTCAGCTTCTGAACGAGGGCGCAATTTCTCAGGAACAATTCAACGCGGCGGTTGATCTGGCCGATGAAAGATTGAATAATGTGGACGATGCCGGGCGGGCCACGGGGGAGAGGCTGGGAAACATGTTTTCTTCTGCCATCCGCAATGCGGAGTCCCTTTCCGAAGCGCTGACAAACATTGCCGACCAACTGTTGGACATGGCCCTCGACTCGGCCCTCAAGGACCTGTTTGCGGGTCTTTTTGGCGGTTCCAGCGGCGGCTCTATCGGCGGTTCCAGCGGCGGTTTCCTGAGTTCCATATTCTCGGGACTGCATGACAGCGGTGGTTTCATTTCCAGCGGCAAGGTCGGGATCGTCGGAGAGCGCGGGCCGGAAATCGTGCGCGGCCCCGCGCATGTCGTGTCCCGAGCCGATACCGCCAGGGCGATGAATGGCGGGCCGGGCATCACCGTGCAGGTGATCAACAATCACCCCACGGGCAGGGTAAGCACGCGCACGCAAAAGGGTCCGGACGGGCGAGAGGTGTTGATTGCTGAGGTCAACGACGCGGCGGCGGCAGGGCGCCTGACCGGGTTCGACTCTCGTTATGGGCTGGGCACAAGGGCGAGGGCGCGCTGATGGCAGTTCAGTTCTGGCCCACCAGTCTGCCGCAATCGGTTCAGATGGGTTTTTCCGCGCAGGCGGGGGACGCCCGGCACGTTTTCGAGTCGGATGTCGGAGAACCGATATCGCGGCCGCGCACGACCGGCGCGATCGAGGCGTATGAGGCGGCCATCACGTTGACGGGCGACGATATTGCCGCATTCAGTACCTTCTTTCATACCGACCTGTCACAGGGCACTCAGCGCTTCATTTTCCGCGACCCGGATGATGGCGCGGTGCGCTGGTGGAAGTTTGCCGCGCCGCCGCGCCGTCAGGTTCCGATATCGCGGGTGGCGCAGATCAGCATGTCCCTTCTGAAGCTTCCCGGCACGCCCTGGTTTGCCGATTACGTTCCTGCCGGAGTAAGTCGGGTGCCCTATTTCGTGGCCGATTACGCGAACGCGGCCTACGGCATCGACGGCGAGACGGTCGCGGCGTCCGCCCTGCCGACCATCGCGGGCACCTATCTGGTAGAGCGCACCACGGCAACCGCCGTTACATCGGCCATCGAGACGCTGGTTGCAACCGACATCCCGGCCACGGCGCCGGGCACGACAACGAAAATCCTCGGGTTCGAGACATGAGTTCGCGCAGCCTGACCACGGCGCAGCGCGCCGATCTGGAAAACCCGGCATCGCCAAACGCCAATCTCGGGTTCCTGACAATCTGGCACAGTCGCCTGCCCGAGCCGGTGCGGATCGTGTCGGATGTTCTCGACTATCAGATCGGCGATGACCTCTATGTCGCGGTGCCCTTCGACATCGGCCTGTTCAACGACGATGACCAGATGCCGCGCCTCGAAGTCATCGCGCCCAATATCGACCGGCGTATCGGGCTGGCGCTTGAGCAGTCGAGCGACCCGGCCAGGGTTCGGCTGGCGGTGTATTCCAGCGCGGATTTCGACCTGTCGGTCAACCCCCGAACGGTGATCAGTGGGCCTGCGGCCCTCTACAGTTTCGAGGGGTTCGAGGGGCAGACGGCGACGGTAAATGCGTCGGCGGTATCGTTGCGGGTGGGGCGGCCCGACATGGGCAACGAGCCGTGGCCGCACATCCGCGCCACGCAGGTTCGGATGCCGGGGCTGTTCCTGTGAGTTTCGCGGCGGGATATGTCGGCCTGCCCTATCGCGCGGGCGGGCGGGATCGCGACGGGGTGGATTGCTGGGGGCTGGTGCGGCTGGTCTATGCCGAGTGCCTGCAAATCGACCTGCCTCTTTATGGCGAGGTCGCGGCGACCGACTATCGCTCGGTCGCCCGGCAGATCGCGGGCGACCGTGACACCGGCCCGTGGCGTCCGGTAACCGAGCCGCGCGCGTTTGACGTGGCAATCATGAGGCACGGCGCGTCGCAACTGATCTGTCACGTCGGGGTGATGATTGACGCCCGCAGGGTGCTGCACGTCGAGAGGTTCAAGAACACATGCACCGAGGCCGCGAACCATCCGTTGATCGCGCCCCGGATCACGGGCTGGCGGAGGCACGCGGAATGTCTGTGATCTGCGTTCATCGCGACCCTTTCAGCCTGATGCCCCGGCGCTTCGACCTGCCCGAAGGCGCGTCGCTGGCGGACATGGCCGCGCGGATCGAAACGCTGCCCGAGGGCTGGCCCCGGCACGAGCATGACGTGATCGCGATCAACGGGCACGTCATTCCGCGCGGGTGTTGGCCGATGATCCGGCCCAAGCCGGTGGCCGGGAACGGATGCCCGGTGGTGGTCGAGTTTTTCGCGCCGCCGATGGGCGGCGGCGGGTCGGGCGACGGCAAGAATGTCGCCGGGTTGCTGGCGTCGATAGCCTTGACGGTGGCGACGAGCGGCATCGCGAGCGGCACGTTTCTGAGCGGCCTGTCTGGGAACATTTCAACCGCGCTGGGTATCGGCGCGGAAGTGGGGCGCGGCCTTTTGGCCGCCGGAGTGGGCCTGCTCGGTTCGACCGTCCTTTCACGGTTCGCGCCGGGGGGTGATGGCCCCCCGCCATCGACGGGGGCGATTCCCGGCCTCGGGTCGGCCTCGATCGCGGGCAACACGTTGTCGCCCAACGGCGCAATCCCGCGCGTGCTGGGCGCCCGCCGGGTGTTTCCGCCCTTCGCCTGCCATCCGCTTGCCTACTACGACGGGCAGGCCGAGGTGGTCGAGGCGGTGTTTGCGCTGGCGGGGCCGCACGACATGACCGAGCCGCGTTTCGGTGAGGTGGACGCCGACGAAATCGCCGGGGTGCAATATGAGTATGTCACCGGCTGGCCGGGCGAGGTGCCTTTGACGCTTGTGAAGAGGTACGGCAAGAGCGACGCGAAGCGCCAGAAGCTCGAAGGCCACAAGACGCAGGAAGACGGGCTGAACCTCGATCTGGCGATGACCGACGGGCTTGAGGCCGCCGTGCCCCAGCCCGTGATGAGCGCGACGGGCGCGTCGCCCGATGAAATATGGCTTGACTTGAATTTCCCGGCGGGCCTGTACAATCGCGAGTTAGACACTCAGGAATTGCGTGTGCCAATTCGGGTGCGCATTCGCCGTCGTGGCGAGACCGATTGGCTCAACCTGCCGGAGCTGCACTACAAGGCGGCGGTGAGTCAGGAAAGGCGGTGTTCTATCCGGCTGATCTGGTTACCCGACGATCTGGGAATGTCAGCGGCGGAGACCGGAACGGGGTGGGTCGAGGCGCGCGTCAACGCGCCGGGGCAGGCGGTCGAGCCGGTGACGATGACCTACACCGCCGATGCCTCGTTTTACGCCGGATCGGGGTCGGTGTTTGTCAAGAAGGGCACTGGCGGACCCGCCGGTTCGAGCGGCGTGCGCAACGTGGTGCTTGACGAGCACGAAGCGAAAATATATTTCAACGAGAACACGCATCCGCGCGGCGAGTACGAGGTCGAGGTCAAGCGCGGATACACCTTCGTTGACAGCATCTACAATGACAGTAACTACACCATCCTGACCGGACTATCATGGGTTCGCGACTTTTTCGGCTATGAGGCATCGGGGCAGCCGCATATCTCGACATCGCGCAAGACGCTGATTGATGAGGTGGCGCTGATTCGACTATCGAGCGTCTGGAACGCACAGCCGGTGCGCGATGGGAACCTGGCGCTGGTGGCGATCAAGGCGCGCGACGTGCAGCTTGAGCCGTTCAGCGTGCTGGCGCAGGGCTACGTCCGCGACTGGGACGGCACGGGATGGAACGACTGGGCGCTGACCGACAACCCCGCGCCGTATATCCGAGATATTCTTGGCGGCACGCTCAATGCCGACCCGGTTCCGGATGAAATCATCGACGATGCGGGGCTGGTGGATTTTCGTACCGCCTGCACGACCGAGGGCTACAGCGTCAACGCGGTCATCGACGACGCGAGCGTCATGGACGCGCTGACACTGACCGCCGGCGCCGGGTACGCCTTGCCATACCACTCCGAGCTCTTCGGCGTGGCGCGGGACAAGGACCGATCCGCCGACGATCCGGTGCAGTATTTTTCGCCGCACAACATGGCCGACTATTCGTTCGCCAAGGAGTTCGCGCGCCTGCCGGCCGGATTGCGGATCACCTATTTCGACGCCGGCCGCAACGAGGCGCGCCAGATCACCGAGCCCGAGGGCGCGTGGCCGACGATCCAGGTATCCTACGACGCACTTGTGACCGAGGCCGACGCCCGCGCCCGCGCCCGCTATGAACTCGGCGCGATGCGTCATCGCGCGACGATCCATTCCTGGACCGCCCCCGCCGAGGCGCTGGTCTGCCGCAAGGGATCGCTGGTCGGCCTGACAACGGACGTATTGCATCGCTGGGGCGGGTCCGGGCGGATCGAAGCCGCCGAGTTTGACGGTTCGGGCGACGTGACGGCGATCATTCTCGACACCGCGCCGACGCTGCTTGAGCATGACGATTGGGCCGATATCGACGATTTGCGCGATGTTGATGACATCGGCCTGATCGGGCTGCGCACGGGCGTGACGATCCGGCGAGCCGGGGGCGCGGCCACGACGCACGGCGTGACGCTGACCAGTGACGGGACGCGGCTGGTGCTGGATACGCCTGCCACCCTGACCGGACTCGCGCGTGGTGATCTGGCGATGACGGGCGTGATCGGGCGCGAGGTGCGGCGGCTGGTCGTGGTCGGGATGACGTATCAGGGCGAACTGACATGGCGTGTCAACGCCGTCGACGAAGCCCCGGAACTGTGGAGCTAGGACATGACGACACGCGACCTGCCATCCTCGGCGGCAACGGCGGACGGCGAAGACACGCTGGATATCTATCACGCGCTGATCACCGCGCTGCTTGATGCGTCGGTACTGCCGCTGACATCTGTTGGCGGCACGGCGAATGCGATCACGGCGGATGTTGACCCGGAAATGCCTGCGTCCGGACTGGTCGCGGGCATGAAATTCTCTGTCACATGGGCCAGCGCGAATACCGCGACGGCGGTGACGCTCAATGTTGACGGGTCTGGCGCCAAGGACATCGTGACTGCCTCGAACGGGGTGCTGACAGTCGGGCAGATCGCCGCCGGGCGGCGCGATATCGTCGAGTATGACGGCACATCGTATCGGCTGATGACCGGCGGCGCGACCCAGACTGACGGCGCAAGCGAGGTGTTCGAGTACCTGTCTTCGGATACTTGGACAAACAACTACAGCGCCGGGCGGCTGGTTTTCGTCGAACTGTGGGGCGCCGGGCAGGGGGGCAAAACATCAGGATCTCCGATTGATGGCGGCAATGGTGGCGAGTACGCCTGGGGCCTGTTCCGGGCGGGCGACCTGGGGGCGACCGAGACCATTGTCGTACCCTCGACCACGGCGACGGGCAGCAACGGCGGCGATTGCACTTTCGGGTCGGTCCTTGCGGCGAAGGGGGGCGGCAAATCGGGGGCGGCGTCGGCCCGGACATGGGAGGGCGGCGGGAGCGCGACCACTATCTCTCTGGGGTCAAACGCCATCATGGGCGGCGGCGCCGGCGGCAACAGTACGGGCACGGTCGTGGCGGGAACAAGTCGATACGGCGGCAACGGCGGCGCCAGCGGCGTCGCGGGCAGTGTGCCGGGCGGCGGCGGCGGCGCGCTTGCTCAGGGCGGCGCGGGCAAGGCCCGCGTCACGGTATTCTGAGGGGGCGGGCGATGCGACTAGCACAGATCGAAAGCGGCGTGGTGGCGAATGTGGTCGAGGTGCGGCCTGGCGCGGTTCCGGGCTTCATGGCCGGCTGGCCCGAGGCGGGGCCGGATGTCGGGATCGGGTGGGCATGGGATGGCAAGGTCTTCGCCCCGGCGCCGCCCCCGCCCGTGACCGCGGAACAGGTCAAGGCCGAGGCCGAGCGGCGTATTCTCGCGGTAGCGCCCGAGTGGCGGCAACGCAACCTGCTCGCGCGGGGGGCGGAGCTGGCGAATATCCGCCACGACCGGAAATTGACATCCGGCGAAAAAGCCGAGGCCGACGCAATCAGCGCCGTCTGGACCGCGATCGCGGGGCTGCGCGCGGCATCCGACGCGCTGGAGGCCATGAGCCCGATTCCGCAAGACTTCACCGATGACGAATACTGGAGGCAGGCATGATCTGGTTAGCGGTTTTTGGCGGCGCCGAGGCGCTGGTGTTCGTGGTCTACGGGCGGCGCGCATACATGCAACGCTTGTGGAACATGCTGATCGCCATTGATCAGGCGGGCAACGCCTACATCGGCGGCGACCCGGATGAAACAATCAGTAGCCGGGCGGCGCGACAGGCGCACAAGTGGGGGTGGCGGCTGCTCGGGCGCATCCTCGACGCCATTGACCCCGGACACATGGCCCGATCCGTTGAGGCGGATGAAGGCAAGAACGCGGCATGGGAATGAGAGGGAACTGATATGGCGACAGTAAACGTTACGGCTGAAGGCACCATCGCTAAACCCGGCACCGGCACGGCTACCGGGGGCACCGTGCGATTCGTGTTGAGCGGCTCCGACGTGGATACGGCCAATGGCGACGTGTTGCCCGCGACCTACACCGAGGCGGCGGTAGTCAGCGGCTCGGGGTGGGCGACCGTGCAGCTGTGGCCCAACAGCCGGGGGGCCAGAGCGACAACCTACAGGGTGTATCACACCGGCGAGACAGCAGCCGGCGCGTTCGACGTGCTGCTTGGCAGAATTTCAGTGCCCGAGGCCGGGGCGCCGCACAATCTGGCCGACCTTCTGGCCGCTGGCGCGCCGACCGTCAACGCGGTCTACATGGGCATCATCACGCAGGCTCAATATGACGCGGCGATCGCGGTGACCAGCGTCACCCTTCTGACCAAGACCGTCGACCACACGCTGGTGGCCGATGACGAGCGCAAGACCATCGGTTTCGACAGCGCGTCGGACCTGACGCTGACCGTTCCGGCGGACGCGACGCACGACTTCGCGGTCGGCGCGCAGTTCTCGGTTCTGCGGCTGGGCACCGGGCTGGTGTCGGTGGCGGGCGCGGGCGGGGTGACGGTGAATGGCACCTATGGCCTGGACCTGGTCAAGCAGTTCTCGGCGGGGGCGCTTTTCAAGCGCGCCGCCAACGACTGGATTTTCCTTAACTGACGACAAAGGGGTACGAAAATGCTGATCGAAGACAAGTTCGAATGGGCGCGCCCGGTGCAGATCATGGCGACCGGCACCACCGCGACCATCGTGATCTGGGATTGAGCCGATGCTGGGCCTTGGAGTCACGCTCTGGCAGCCGAATTCATTCTCTCCGCTGGCCCTTTTCGCCAACGGCGAGCGCGGCGGGTTCTGGGATGCAACGGACCTGTCCGCGATGTGGCAGGACACGGGCGGCACGACGCCCGCCGCCGCCGACCAGACGGTGGCGCGAATCGACGACCTCAGCGGCAACGGCCATCACTTCACTCAGGCCACCCCCAGCGCGCGCCCGATCCTGCGCACCGACGCGGCTCTGCCCGCGCTGGAATACGACGGTACGGATGACAGCATGTCATCTGTCACTCCGGCCTCGGACTGGGCCTGGGCGCACCAGCAGGGCGGCGTGACCATCGGCGCCGCCGCCACGGTCGCGCACCGCACCGATA